GACGAAACCGCCGACGATGCCGCGGCCTTTGGCATTGCAGTGCCTGAGCTGCCTGAAGCACCTGATGAGGACTTCGGAATTTGGCCGGAGAACTGGCCAGTGGTCGAGATGTTCCTGCGGGTTCAGACGCAATGGCGCACCACGATGAGCGGGGTGATCGGATTGGACTATGCAGCGGTGCGTTGGTTGTTTAAGCTGTACGACGTAGAGGAACCGCGTGCGCTGCTGGAGGATCTTCAGGTGATGGAGGCCGCAGCAATGTCGGTGATCAACAAACAGGGGGCATAGCCATGGCGATGAACATGGATGCCATGCTGCGGATCAAGGCAGACGTTCAAGGCGAAAACAATATTCGACGGCTTGGCAATTCCATGCAGGGATTGCAGGGGCAGGCCAAGAACGCGGCCATGTCATTTAATGGTCTGAAGGGTGCCGTCGCTGGCTTTGGTGCAGCTATCGCTGGGAGTGCAATCGTTGGCGGCCTCTCGGCGATTGTGAAGAAATCTATCGACGCCGGCGATGAACTGTTCAACCTTCAAGCTAAGACTGGCATCGCCGCTGTCGCGCTGACCGGGATCGGCAATGCCGCAAAGCTGGCCGATGTTGATATGGGCAGCTTGGGCAAGGGCATCAACAAGCTGAACTTGAACCTGGTGAAGGCAGCGGAGGGCAACGACGACATGCAGCGCCTCCTCAAGCAGTTAGGAGTCACAGCCAAGGACGCCAACGGTCAACTGATCCCAACCGATAAAGCGCTCAAGCAGATCGCGGATAAGTTTGCCGATATGCCCGATGGGGCGAAGAAGGCACAGCTTGCCGTGGCTCTGTTTGGCAAGTCCGGTGCTGAGCTGATTCCGCTGCTGAATGAAGGCGCGGCCAGCATGGAGAAGTTCACCTACAAGATCTCCGACGACTTCGCCGCTCGATCTGATCTGTTCAATGACACGCTGACCGAGTTTGGGATCAAGACTCAAGGCTTCGGGATGGAGTTGACCGACGCGCTGCTCCCCGCTCTGCAGTCAATCATCGAAGTGTTCGGCGAGTTGTTTGACAGCAAGACGGACTGGACTGATCTGTTCAATGTCATCAAGCTCGGCATTCGCAGCGTGGCGGCTGTGCTGCTTGGCATGGTCAAACTCGTCGATGAAGCTGTTCGGTTGATCGGTTCCTTTGCAAAACGAGCTGCGCTGGCATTCAAGGGCGACTTTGCTGGTGCGCAGGCTGAGGCCGACCGCTTTGGCGCTGACTTCATGAAGCGCTTCCAAGCCAACATGGGTCAATTCCAGCGGTTGTTCACGGATGCCCCATCCCCAGGCACCGGGCGCCGCACTGGGCGGACAGCACTGGACATGAGCGGGGCGGATGCGCGAGCCGCTGCGGAGGCTAAGCGTGCTGCAAACGAAGCCGAGAGACTGCAGCAACGTCGCAACACATTGACGCAGCAGCTGGTGGATCTGCAGGAAAGCCTGCGTCGAAAGGTAGAGGATGCCAACGCGGCGTTCGCCAATGTTGGCGGCACGCCAGTGGAGAAACTGCTGGCCGATCGTACTGAAGCCATTCGTGAGAACGATCGAACCGTTGATGATCTGACGCAGCAGGTCGTCAAGTTGTTCCGTGACATCAGAGCGGCTGGCGGCGAGATGAACGTGAAGCCGCTGGAAACATTGATCAATCAACTTTCCAAAGCAAATGCAGAGCTAGCAAATCAGCAGCTAACGCAAGGCCTCAAAGATCTGCTGCCATCTCTTGATGACTATGACGCAAAGATTCGCGAGGTGCAAAACGACAAGAAGGTATTGACTGAAGTTGAGAAGCTGAACGCTCAGATCAACCTGTTGCAGCTTGACATCTTAGCTGCTACGAACCCCGCGCTAGCTGAGCACATCCGCCTGCTTCGTGATCGTGCTGCTGCACTTGATGATGCCAACAAGAAACAAAAGGAGCAGGAGGATAGCTTTGGCGCGAACTTCAATGAGAAGATCAAGGCCTACTATGAATCGATCAGCAACTTCGGCGCTCAAGTTGGGGATGCCGTCGTCAATACCTTCCAAGGTCTAGAGGATCAACTGACCAGCTTCGTCACCACTGGCAAGGCGAACTTCACCGATCTAGCCAATAGCATCATCGCCGACATTGCTCGCATCGCGATCCGGCAGGCAATCATTAGGCCACTAGTGGGTGGCGTGATGGATATTTTCAACATCAAGCCGAGCGCCATGGGCAACGTCTTCGCCCAGAACGGCATCCAGAAGTTTGCCCGTGGCGGCATCGTTGACAAGCCGACGATGTTTCCTTTCGCCAAGGGCATCGGCCTGATGGGTGAGGCTGGACCTGAGGCGATCATGCCGCTACGCCGCGGCCGTGATGGCCGCCTCGGCGTGCAGGCTGCCAACGGTGGCGGTGGTGTGAGCGTGGTGGTGAATGTTGACGCGAGCGGCACCAGCGTCCAAGGTGATAACGCCAAGGGCGCCGAGTTCGGCCGGGCAATCAGCGAAGCCGTCAAGAATGAGATCGTGATCCAGAAGCGCCCAGGAGGCTTGCTCAACTAATGGCCACTTTCTCCTACACGCCCAGCTTCGAGGCCACTGAGATCAGCAAGCCGAGGGTGGTCACCTTCGAAGCAGGTGATGGCTACCAGCATCGCGTCGGCTTCGGCCTGCACCGCAATGGCAAGGAGTGGCAGCTCAACTTCTTAAACCGCACCGATACCGAGCGCGATAACATCACGGCCTTCTTGGATGCCCGAGCTGGCGTCGAGAGCTTTGACTGGACACCACCCCGCGGCACTGCTGGCAAATACATCTGCAGGGAGTGGCAGACCACGCTGCGCTCCTGCAACTTCAACAACATCACCGCCACCTTCATCGAGGTGTATGAGCCGTAGCCATGGCGATACCTGTCTCAGAGCTACAGAAGATCGCGCCGAGCAGCATCATCGAGTTGTTCGAGCTGCAACTCGTCACTGCTCTGCATGGCAGCAACACGGTGTACCGCTTCCACGCCGGCAGCAATATGAACGCCAACGGCGAGTTGGTCTGGAACAGCAATAGCTATCAGCGGTTCCCGGTCGAGGCTGAGGGATTTGAGTACACAGGCACCGGCAGCCTGCCGCGGCCGAAGATCAAGGTGAGCAACATCCTCGGCAGCATCACGACGATCCTCGCGACAGTCAATGCAACCACCGCCGGCAACGATCTGACCGGAGCAACGCTGACCAGGATCCGCACAATGGCGCGCTACATCGATGGCGCTAACTTCACCGGCGGAACCAACCCCTACGGCACGCCGGACCCGACGGCTGAGTTTCCGCGGGAGGTTTACAAGATCGCGCGCAAATCATCCGAGAGCCGGCAGATAGTGGAGTTCGAGCTGGCCGCGGCGTTCGATCTAGTGGGTGTGCGTGCACCGAAGCGGCAGTGCATCGCCAATATCTGCCAATGGGTCTACCGCTCGACAGAGTGCGGCTACACCGGCAGCAATTACTTCGATGCGAACGACAACTCGGTCGCGACATTGGCTGCTGATGTATGTGGCAAGCGCCTCAGCAGTTGTAAGTTGCGATTCGGGGCAACCTCTGAACTGCCCTATGGCAGCTTCCCTGGCATCGGCGCCTACACCGTATGAGCTGGAAAACTGACGCGCTCAAACACGCCAAGCAGGAAGATCCGCGTGAGGCTTGCGGCTTGGTGGTCGTTATCAAAGGCCGTCGCCGTTACTGGCCTTGCTGCAATCTGGATCAAGATGGCACACAGTTCGTCCTCTCTCCTGAGGACTATGCGGCTGCTGAGGAGGCGGGGGAAGTCGTAGCGGTCTTCCATAGCCATCCGGTGACGCCGCCAGAACCGAGCCAGGCCGATCTGATCAGCATCGAGGCCACCGGCCTGCCTTGGTTCATCTACAACCCCAAGACTGAAGCCTGGTCTGAAACGCACCCCACTGGCTACAAGGCACCGCTCATTGGCCGGAGCTGGGTGTGGGATGTGAGCGACTGCTGGACGTTGGTGCGTGACTGGTATGGCGAGCACGGCATCGATCTGCCGGATTGGGATCGCCCGGCCACCCATGCGGACTTCGAGGTGCAGCCGCTATTCGATGGTTTCTGGAAGGATGCTGGCTTCTATCAACTGCCGGAGGAGGAGCCGTTGCAATTTGGCGATGGCCTGCTGATGAACATCGAAGGCCGTGGCCTCAACCACTGCGGTGTGTATATCGGTGATCAGTTGGTGCTGCACCATCTCCGCGGTCGCCTCTCGAGCCGTGATCTGTACGGCGGTTGGCTGCAAAATTGCACCGGCCGTAGACTTCGCCATCGCGACGCCGATAAACTGACCGAAGGCTGAGAACTGCCATGCTGCGCGAGATCCGAGTGTATGGGCAGCTGGCCAAGTTCCTCGGGCGGCGCAAGTTCATGGCGGCCGTTGATAGTGCAGCAGAGGCGATCCGATTCCTGCTCGCCAACTATCCACAGGTCGAGCGGCACATGTGCCAAGACGGGCGGCATTACCGCGTGATGGTCGGCGATCATGCCGCAGGAATGGAGGAACTGCACGGACCTGCTGGCAGCAATGCGATCAAGATCATTCCGGTGATCGGCGGTGCTGGTGGTGGTGTGGGGCAGATCCTTGCTGGTGTTGCGTTGGTTGCTTTCTCCCTATTCCTACCTGGGGTTGGCGCTGCTATTGGTGGTGCGTTGATGACCAAGATCGGCATCCTCGGCGGCGCGCTGATCCTGGGCGGCATCTCGCAGGCATTGACGCCAACGCCAACGCTGGCCGCCTCGAGCACCTACAGCGGACCACAGGGCACCACCAACACCGAGATGGATCCGCAGAAGTCCTACAGCTTCAGCGGGATTCAGAACACCAGCCGAGCAGGTGTGCCGCTGCCCCTAGCGTTCGGTGAGGTGATCTGCGGCTCCGTGGTGATCTCGGCCGGCATCGACACCGTGCAGATAGAAGCATGAGCGAACTGATCCGTGGCGCAGGTGGTGGTGGCGGAGGCGGCGGTGGTACAACCGTCGTCCAGCAGACTGTTGTCGCGCCAACTCGGACGCCAGTTCGTGATCCAGACACGCTGGCCTCAAAGCAATATGCGACGTTCGTCGACCTGTTGAGCGAAGGAGAGATCGAAGGCTTCCCATCGGCCGCGGCCTATGCGCGCGACAGCGCTGATTACAACCGAGCATTGCTCAAGGATGTATTCCTGAACGGAACGCAGATCCTGCGCCAAGGCGCTGATGCGACGAATCCGCAGACGGCCGACTACAACTTCCAGAACGTCACGCTGCAGACCAGGTACGGCACGCAGGCGCAGACCTACATCCCCGGCTTCTCCGATATTGAACGGGAAAGCAGCGTTCAGGTAAAGGTCGAGCAAGCCACGCCGATCACACGCACCATCACCGACACCACAGTCGACGCTGTTCGGGTCACCATTACGGTGCCGCGGCTTGAGCAATACACCGATGAGGGTGATGTAAGAGGCACCAACTTGAATCTGCGGATCCAAGTGCAATACAACGGCGGCGGCTACACCACCGTGATCGATGACACGATCGCTGGCCGCACCGCTGATCAATATCAGAAGGATTACAAGGTGAGCTTCACCGGGGCGTTCCCGGTTGATGTGCGTGTGGTGCGCGTCACCGCCGATAGCGTCGACACCAACCTGCTCAACGACTTTTATTGGTCGAGCTACACCGAAATCACTGAGCAGAAACTGCGTTATCCCAACAGCGGACTGGTTGCGATGCGCCTGGATGCTGAGCAGTTCAGCAGCATCCCAAACCGCAGCTATCGCATCCGCGGGATGAAGGTGCAGATCCCGAGCAACGGGACCGTGAATCAGACCACCGGCGCCATCAGCTATGCCGGCGCATGGAATGGCACCTTCGGCGCTGCGGTCTGGACTTCAGATCCAGCTTGGATCCTCTACGCACTGCTGACAAATACTCGTTGGGGACTGGGCGATCACATCACCGCTAGCCAACTCGACAAGTTCGCCTTCTATTCCGCCAGCCAGTACGCCTCGACCACTGTCGACGATGGCTTCGGTGGCACCGAGCCGCGCTTCTCCTGCAATGCCCTGATCCAGAATCAAGAGGAGGCTTACAAGCTGATCAACGATCTGTGCTCCGTGATGCGGGTGATGCCGTACTGGAGCACTGGCAGCCTGACTATCAGCCAGGACAAGCCGACTGATGCCAGCTATCTATTCACGCTGGCCAATGTCAGTGCTGATGGCTTCACCTACACCGGCTCGGATCTGAAGACCAGGCACACCGTCGCGATCATCAGCTACCTCGATCTCGAAACGCAAGACGTTGCCTATGAAGTGGTGGAGGACAAGGACGCCATCGCGAAGTATGGCGTGATCACCACCAACATCAAAGCCTTCGCCTGCACCAGCCGCGGGCAAGCTGCCCGCCTCGGCGAGTGGCTGCTCTATACCGAGCAGTACGAGACCGAGGTGGTTTCCTTCAGAACCTCCGTGGACGCTGGCGTGGTCGTCAGACCAGGGCAGGTGATCGAGATCGCCGATCCGGTGAAGGCTGGTGTGCGCCGTGGTGGTCGCATCGCATCAGCTACCACCACCGTGATCACGGTCGACGACACCGCCGAGACCGATTTGGTCACCACAGGCAGCGCGACGCTATCGGTGATCCTGCCTAATGGCACCGTCGAGACCAAGGCGATCAGCAGCATCGCTGGCGCAAACATTACAGTCGCCTCCGCGTTCAGTGCCGCACCCAACGCAAATAGCATCTGGGTGCTGAGCAACAGCACAATCGAGACCAGCACTTGGCGCGTGCTGACCGTCAGCGAGATTGATCGCGTTCAGTACGAAGTCACCGCGATCGCGTACAACGCCAGCAAATACAACTACGTCGAGCGCGGCTTCAAGCTCGAGGCTCGTGCTATCACCAAGCTCAACGAACCGAAGCCAGCGCCAAGCAACCTCTCCGCATCGGAGACCATTTACGAAAGCAACGGTCAGGCACGGGTCAAGCTGATTGTGAGCTGGGGTGCTGTGGTCGGAGCATCTGAGTATCAGGTGCAATGGCGTCCATTGAACGGAAACTGGACAACCGTCAACGTTCCGCAAACTGATTACGAGATCCTCGACATCACTGCACAGACCTACGAGATCCGGGTCTATACGCTCAACGGTGCGCGCACTCCAAGCACATCGCCTGCATCACTGAACTTTGCAGCGATCGGCAAAACCGCTGTTCCCGGCAACGTTCAGAACCTCAGTTTCGAGGCGATCAACGCCAACTCAGGCCGCCTGCGCTGGGACGAAACCGTAGACCTCGACGTAAAGGTTGGCGGCAAGATTCACATCCGCCACAGCAACCTGACCGATGGCAGCGCAAGTTGGAGCAACAGCGTCGACCTGATCCCCGCCAAATCCGGTAGCGCCACCGAGGCCATCATTCCGCTGGTGGAAGGCGAGGTGCTGGTCAAGTTTGAGGACGACGGTGGCCGCCAGAGCGCCAGCGAAACCAGCATCATCATCGACCTGCCCGACACACTGGCACCGCTTACGCTGATCAACCGGCGCGAAGATCAGGATTCCCCGCCTTTCCAAGGCACGCGCACCAACGTCTTCTATAGCGATGAGTTTGATGCACTGACGCTGGACGGTTCTGAACTGCTGGACGATGTGCTGGATGTTGATGCGTTGGTGACTTTTGACGTGATGGGCGACGTTCAATCATCTGGCACCTACAACTTCGCCGCCACCGTTGACTTCGGCAACACCTTCTCCATCGACTTCAGCCGCTACTTCGTCACCCGTGGCTATTTCCCCAGCGACCTGATCGACAGCCGTTTAGGCGAGGTAGACACTTGGAGCGATTGGGATGGTGGCGTGATCGACTCGGTGAACGCCATCCTCGAACTCCGCAGCACCACCGACAATCCCAGCAGCAGTCCGACCTGGGGCGCATGGCAGCCGTTCGTCAATGGCACCTTCCGTGGCCGTGGCTTCCAGTTCCGCACCACCCTGACCAGCAACGACGTTGCCGAAAACATCCTTGTCGATGAGCTGGGCTACCTCGCCACCGTTCAACGCCGGACCGAGCAAAGCACCGCTGCAGTGAGCGGCACCACCAACACCGCCGTGACCTTTCCCTACCCGTTCTTCACTGGGACGGCCAGCATCGGCGGCCTGAACGCCTATCTCCCCAGCGTGGGTGTCACGGCACAAAACCTGCAGGCCGGTGATTATTTCCAGATCACAGGCGTGACCGGCACCGGCTTCACGATCAGTTTCTTCAACTCCGGCGGGAGCGCCGTCACCCGCAACTTCACATGGAGTGCAACCGGATATGGACGGCAAGGCTAAACTCGGTCTATTAGTGGGCGCTTGATTCGTGGCTCAGCACGATTACGTCATAGCCAACGGTACAGGCGCTGCCGTTCGCTCCGACATTAACGGCGCCCTCGGTGCGATCGTCACGAACAACAGCGGCGCGACCGAGCCGGCAACCACCTACGCTTTCCAGCTCTGGGCAGATACAACCACCGGCCTGCTCAAGATCCGCAATGCGGCTAACTCGGCATGGGTGGAACTGCTTGAGCTCGATGGTGAGTTTGGCAGCAAGACCTTCAACGGCAACATCACCCTGAACGCACAGGGCGATCTACGCTTTGCCGACTCTGACAGTAGCAACTGGCTGGCATTTCAAGCCCCGTCAACCGTCGCTAGCAACGTCACATGGACGCTACCAAATGCTGACGGCAGCTCCAATCAGACGCTGGTAACCAATGGCAGCGGAACGCTGAGCTGGGCGTCGCCATTGCTCAGTTCCGGCGGCACCATCACCGGCGCCCTTGAGATCGGCTCCGCTGGTTCGTTGGTATTTGAGGGCAGCACCGCTGACGGCAACGAAACCACACTGGCGGTCACGGACCCAACCACAGACCGCACCATCACCCTCCCAGATGCCACTGGCACGGTTCCACTGCTGGGCTTGGCGCAGAGCTTCAGTGCAGCACAACGCGGCACCATCTCAACGCTGACTTCAGCCAGCACGGTGACGCCGGACTTTGCACTGGCCAACAATTTCAGCATCACGTTGGGTCATACGGTCACCTTGGCCAACCCGACGAACCTGACGGCTGGGCAAAGCGGTGTGATCTTCATCACGCAGGACGCCAGCACTGCCCGCACCGTGAGCTTTGGCAGCTACTGGGACTTCAGCGGCGGCACCGCGCCCACCGTCACCAGCACGTTGTCAGCCGTGGATGCACTGGTGTACACGGTCCGCAGCACGACTAGCATCCACGCACAACTGCTGACCAACCTGAGCTGATTTATGGGAGTTCCCGGAAGCGCCAACCTCCTGTTGCTTGGTGGCGAGCAAGGTTACAAGATCGAACGCAGCCTGCGGTTCAACTCGGCGGATTCGGCGTACCTCAACAGGACTCCGGCGAGTGCGGGGAACACACAGAAATTCACCCTGTCCGCATGGGTCAAAATTGCATCGCCCGGTGATGGGTATCGTGAAATCACTTTGCTAGGTGCTGGTACTGGCGCTCAAAGCAATACGGCTAACGACAACCTGCAATTACGAGGCAACGGAACGGGCTTGCAGATTGGTCTATTAGGCCAAGGTGGATCTGGTGGTACTTACGCTCAGTTTTCGCCGTATCACCGCGACCCTAGTTCTTGGCAGCACATTGTTGTTGCAGTTGACACCACTCAGGCGACACAGGCAAATCGCGTCAGAGCGTATTTCAATGGCGTCGAAGAAACAGCTTACGTCGCAAACGGATTTGGCCTCAATTACAACTTCAGCTACCTTAATACAACTGCGACGCATGTGATTGGTCGTTGCAATGAAACTGGTGGACCCATTCATACAGATGCTTACATCACAGAGTTGTTTTTTATTGATGGTCAGCAGTTAACCCCATCGTCATTTGGCGAGACCGACACCATCACCGGCGTCTGGAAGCCGAAAAAGTATGCCGGCACCTACGGCACCAACGGCTTCTACCTCAACTTCTCGGACAACAGCGGCACCACCAGCACCACGCTGGGCAAGGACAGCAGCGGCAACGGCAACAACTGGACGCCCAACAACTTCAGCGTCACCGCTGGCGCAGGCAACGACAGCATGATTGACGTGCCTACGCCTTATGCAGACGGCGGCAATGGCAGGGGGAATTACTGCACGCTGAATCCACTGATTTCCAATGCACCGGGTTATCTGATCCCAGCCATAAATGGCAACTTGGAAGTCTCCGTTGCCGCTGGCAGTAATGCGTTCTTTGGGCAAGCTGGGACACAAGCCATCACCAGCGGTAAGTTTTACTGGGAAGTTACGCCAACAGCCATCGCCACCTCCGCAGGAACTTGGATGGAGGTGGGGATTATTCAATCAGCTTTGACATTTCCAGATGGCGCTGCTATTGGTGCGTACAATGGCGGCTTTGCTTATACCAACGACGGCTATAAAGCTCGCACTGCAACTTACTCTTCTTATGGAGCAACTTGGACGACCAATGACGTTATCGGCATCGCCCTAGATGCAACTGGCGGATCAATTACTTTTTACAAGAACGGTGTGTCGCAAGGCGCAGCTTATACAGACCTAACAAACTACAACCTACCTGCTGGTTACTACCCCGCTATTGCCATTTATCGGAACACGGGGATAACGCAGTCCGCCGTATTCAACTTCGGCCAACGCCCCTTCGCGTACACCCCGCCGTCGGGCTTCGTGGCGCTGAACACGCAGAACCTGCCCGAGCCGTCGATTAAGAAGCCGGGGACGTACTTCGACGCCAAACTCTACACCGGCAATAACGGAACTCTGACCGTCACTGGCCTTGGGTTTTCGCCTGATCTGGTGTGGATCAAGAACCGGGAAACCGCAGGCACTAGCCATGTGTTGCAGGATCAGGTGCGTGGAACAACGGCGTATCTTCAGAGCAACAGCACCGCAGCCGAAAACACCAACACAGCCAACGACTGGTTCAGGGCATTTACATCTGACGGATTTACTGTCGCGGCAACCACTACAGGAGGCACGGCAACCGGTGAGTGGAACAACAACGGCAGCGGTTACGTCGCCTGGTGCTGGGACGAAAGCGCCACGCCGGGGTTTGACATTGTGACCTATACGGGGAACGGCACTGCACGCACCATCGCTCACTCGCTTGGTGTTGCGCCGAGCATGATGATCGTGAAACGTAGGGATTCCGGTGTCGGCGCTACAAACTGGTTTGTGTATCATTCGCGGTTAAACAACGGCGTTAACCCAGCTCAGTATTATTTACTGCTGCAATCAACAAACGGTACTGGCGGGCTATCCAGTGTTTGGAATGACACGGCTCCTACGTCATCCGTTTTCTCGGTGGGAACCAGTTCTGAAACCAATGGCTCCGGCGGCACCTTCGTCGCCTACCTGTGGTCCGAAGTCGCGGGCTTCAGCAAGTTCGGCAGCTACACGGGCAACGGGTCCAGCGATGGTCCGTTTGTGTTCTGTGGGTTTAGGCCACGGTGGGTGCTAATTAAATCAAGCACGGTTGCGACTAGCTGGTATTTATTTGATGCTGTTAGGGGAACCATAAACGTCAACAGCACAACTCTTTACCCCAATACCGCAGACATAGAAGATACCAACTTTGGTCAGGGCTTAGATTTTCTCTCAAACGGATTTAAGGTACGCGCTCCAACTGGATACGGTCTTAACAACAGCAGTGCTACCTACATCTTCGCCGCCTTCGCGGAAGCCCCCTTTAAGTATTCCTTAGCCCGCTGACCTATGAAACGGGCATACCCTCACCGGAGCTAAAACCATGTTCCTGCTCAACGGTCAGCCCCTCGCGGTTGACACCCCCTTCAAGACCCCAGACGGCACCCAATACCCCGCCAATTGGCTGCGCCTCTCCACCGCTGAGGAGAAGGAAGCCATCGGCATTACCGAGGTGCCCGACCCCACGCCCTATGACCAGCGCTTCTACTGGGGCTACGACGCCAAAGGCCACCTGATCCCCAAAGATCACGCCCAACTCGTCGAACAGTGGACCGCGCAGACACGCACCACCGCCAACAGCCTGCTGTCGCCCACCGACTGGATCATCATCCGCGAGGCCGATAACGGCAAAGCTGCCGACCCGGTGCTGAAGACTTGGCGCGAAGAAATCCGCTTGGCTGCTGGCACCAAAGTGACCGCCATCAACGCCACCGCCGACACCGACGCGCTGGCTGCCTACATCACGGGCGCCGATTACCCCGCTTGGCCTGTGGATCCCTACGCCCCCGTGCCTGCTGCTGAAGACGAGGTAGCTGAGTAATGGCGGTCAAATCCAAGACCGGCACCGCTCGGATTGAGCACCAGCCGGGACCACCGAAGACCACACGCCAAGGATATGGACAACAGTCCCGCCCACGGCGCCGCGGCCGCAAGCCGCTGAGGGGGCAAGGCCGCTAATGGATCGCGATACGCTCGAAAACTGGCGCAAGATTCGCGACCACCTCGAGCGTGTCGGGAAGACGGACAATCATTACTATCGCCGTGCGGTGGTCATCCTGCAGGGGAGGCCGGACCCGTTCGATCGCTACGATGGATGGGATGGAAGTCGCCACAGCGATGGCTGAAGAACCACAGAGCGTAGGTGGCGTCTTCTCCGCCTCGCTGCCCACCGTCTTAGCTACTGGCATGATCGCCATCGGTGGTCTGCTGATCTCAATGCAGATCCAGTCCGCACGGATTGAGGCCACTGTGGTGCAGATGGCCAAATCGATCGAAGAACTGAAGATTGACGCACGCAACGAACTATCCGACCTAGATAAACGCGTGCGCGCACTGGAGCTTCAGCAGTAACTTAGAGATTCAGGCACTGCTGTTATGTCCCCTGAAACCATTGCGATCATCGCGATCATCGTGGCCGCTGGCTCCGAGATCATCGCCGTCTCCCCGCTGAAATCCAACAGCTGGATCCAGCTCCTCCTTCAAGCGCTGCGTGTTGTATTCCCTAAGCGCCGCTGATCATGGCCAACACGGCACCGATCACACTGCAGACTCTGTTTCGGTACTACAAGGGACTCCCCCATCAGGCCGCGGCGATCAGCCTGCTCGAGCAAGACCTTGCCGTCAATGGCTACCAGGAGGCGATGCGGCGTGATCGGCCGTGGTTCGAGGCTTGGTCGCAGGATGGCAAGCAGGTCGATCTATCGGCTGGCATCAACCTGATCAAGCAGTTCGAGGGTGTGCATCTCTCCGCCTATCCAGATCCGCTCAGCGGTGGCGATCCGTGGACGATCGGCTATGGCACCACCCGCTATAGCGGTGGCGTGCCGGTGAAGCGTGGCGACAAGATCACCATGATCGAGGCCGACATGATGCTCCGCCTTGAGGTGGATCGTATTGCCGACAAGCTGGCCAGCACCATCCCGCACTGGAAGGTGATGGACGACAACCAGCGATCGGCGCTGGTGAGCTTTGCCTACAACCTCGGCGCTGGCTTCTATGGCACGCCCGGCTTCGAGACGATCAGCAAGGTGCTGCGCGAGCAGGCATGGGACAAGGCGCCCGCCGCCATGGAGCTGTACCGCAACCCTGGCAGCAACGTCGAGGCTGGTCTACTGCGGCGGCGCAAAGCAGAAGGCGAGCTGTGGGGTGACCATCGGCCGAAGGTGCAGCAGGAACCAGCCAGGTTGACGCCCGACTCATCGTTCAGCGCACGGATCACACCGCACATTCGGCTCGGTGAGTTCGCGCTCGATCAGGAGGCGCGTCGATTCCGGCATCAATATCAGGTGAACACTGCAGCGGAGCTGGCGGCGTTCCTCGAGCGTGTGCGGCAACGGTTCGGCAGCAAGAGCATCATCCTCACCAGCGGCTATAGGCCGGCAGCAATCAACGCATCGGTGGGCGGTGCCACCAACAGCGAGCACCTCTACTCAGCACTTGGCGTTGGTGCAGTCGACTTCGTGATCGATGGCGCCGACATGAAAGCTGTCGAGAAGTGGTGCGATGAAAACTGGCCGTTCAGTCTCGGCTACGCTGCACCGGCCTTCATCCATCTCGGTCGCCGCGCTGATGGCAAGCGCCGGCGCTGGAATTACGCCTGATGCTCCTACCTGATCATGAGATCTGCCGCCTGTGCAAGCAGGAGGCAATGGTCACACCGTACATCGATGATCACCTGAACCCAGCCAGCTTGGATGTGACGCTGGGCGATCGGATCATGATTGAGGTGGCAGGCCATCCTGAGCTGCAGATCCTTGGCATCACCGGCCACACGCAGGAGGATCCGTTCTGGATTCAGCCTGGGGAGTGGTTCCTAGCGGAGACCAGGGAGATCTTCAACCTGCCCGATCACGTCGGTGCGCAGTTCGTTCTCAAGTCGAGTCGCGCACGCGAAGGCTGGGATCATGCTGAGGCCGGATGGTGTGATCCCGGTTGGTATGGCAGCCGGCTCACCATGGAGCTGAAGAATGGCCGCCGGATGCATCCACTGCCGATCTGGCCTGGCCTACGCATCGGGCAAATGAAGTTCCTGCTGGTGAGCGGTCGACCGGATCGGAGCTATGCCGCCACAGGCCGCTACAACGCCGATCTCGGCGTCACGGGCAGCAAGGGCTAGCGCGCCATCGGATGCTGCAGCGGCGCCATTCGGAGCCGGTGGATGTTGCCGGGAGCTTCGGCAGGATCATCCAGCGGGATCATCGTGTAATCGTCGCAGCCGTGCTGCTCCGCGAAGGTGGTGGCAGCGATGTGGGTGGTGAACGGTCCGATGTGCCACGGACCGATGCGGAGGATGTAGGTCATGGGAGGAGGTTAGGGGCGCCGAAGCGCCCCGGCTGGGGTCAGGCGGCACTCAGATAACGCTGTGTGGAACGCTCAGCAGATTTGCGGGTGGCAAAGTGACGAGCACGGAAGCAAGGGTCGATTTGCTCACTGCCATCTTTGTCCACGCGCACAACCAGAGCAAAGAAACCCAGCTCGGTCGAGGTGATGCGGGCGGTGTAGGTGGTCATGAGTCCGGTGCGTTGATGTGTGAACTGTACCCCGCCGACAGGGCACAGTGCCCCGGATGCAGGGCACGTTAACGAACTGTCACATCTGCCGATCCCGTCTCACCCGCTACCGTTTA